CGCCAGTCACAGAGGCTGCTTGCAATGCAGCCGTGTTGGCCATGGTTGCAGCAGTGTTCTGCTGCGTTGCCATCGCCTGCGGGTTGAACATCTGCATCAGCGACTTGGTGAGCATCTCCTCCAGCGGACGCATCGCCATGTCGAGGAATTTCTCGCCAAGGCTTGCCAGCATCCCGCTCAGCGCCGCCTTCACGTCGCCGCCTGTCACCGCAGCCTTGATTGCATCCTTCAGGCCGCCGGTCAGGGTGCCGGCGATGCCACGGGCATCTGACTCCGCCTGTTGCTGGCGCTCCTGCTGGGCCTTCTGAGCAGCCTGTACCGCTTGGATCGCCTGCACCTTCCCAAGCAGCGCCTGCCTGTCAGCATCGGTCAGGGCGATGCCTTGCTGTTTTAGCTGGTTCTCGTATTCCAGCAGCTGGTTGATGGCTTGTTGCTCCGGCGTGATGGCCATGGCACCGCGCAACTGCGCGTCTAGCTGTTCTGTGATGCCCTGCATTGCAGTGAATCGCTTCGCTGCTTGCTGCTCGCCGAGGATCTCGAGCTCTAGCGCCTTGTTCTTGTTGAGTAGGTCCGTCTCTTCCTGGCCCTTGCTTTGTGCTAATGCATCCGCATACTTCTGCTCAATCGCCAGCTTCTGGCCTGCCAGCTCCAATTCTGACCGCTTGATCGGGTCTAGCTCCTTGGCGATGGCCAGTCCACTGCGCAGCACCTCCAGCTCTTGCTGGCGCTGCGTAACGGCTTCCCGCAACGCTTCAAGCCGTTTTTGTTCTTCTTCGTAAAGCTTGAGCGCGTCTTCCCAGCCGCCGGCGGCGTTCGCCCCTGCCGCAGAAGCGTCGTAGCCAACATTCTCCATCTTCCCGCCAAAGAAGGTGTTGAGCGCCTTCTGGCGGTGCTGTCCCGTCATCCGCTGGATGTGCTGCGCGATCGTGCCGTTGCCGTCGCTGGCGCCCAGTGAAGCGTTGGGGTTGCCGCCGTTCACCGTTCGATAAAGGTCCGACAACGTGGCGCCTTGCGTGCTGCGGCCCACCCCCTTGAAGCGGTCTTGCAAGAAGCGGACGACGGGGCCCTGCACCTGCTCCTCGAAGCTCTGCCCAGCGTGGGCGCCGTACTGCCTCCGCTCGGTGGGGCCGAACTGGATCAGCCCCATGTAATTGCCGCCTGTCCCGCCCATAATTGATGGGCTGAACGTGCCGATGGTCTCGTAGCTGATGATCGTCGCCAAGTCCAACGGCGACACACCCAGCTTGTTCGCCGCAGCAATCAGCGCCTTGGCGCGGCTAGATGGCTGGAAGCTAGATGTACTTGCGCCTTTGCCTGCTTTACTGCCGCCGCCAGTGCCACCAGCACCGCCATTACCACCGAGTAGTGGTGGGACGACGGATGCACCCGTTGTTGGCACCGTTGCCTGTGGACGCTGGAACAACCCGCTGTCGTATCCGTACTGCCGCATCTTGTCGCGGAATAGCTGATCACGAATTGTGGTAAAGTCGCGCATTCCGTTGTTGCGTAGCTTCGCAATCTTCTCCGCTTCCTTGCCAGCATCCTGCCACCAAGTATCCCTTTGCTTGCCGCTCATTGCGCCGCCAAGGTTTTGCATTAGCAGGGTGGTTTGGAACACCTCGTTGATCTGATTGGCTAGCTTGATGGCTTCATTTAATACAATCTTGAATGTAGGCGTTAACACCTCACCCAGCGTTCTGGCCACATTCTCGATGCTGTCCTGCAAGGTGCTGAACTTGCCAGCCAAGGTGTCGGACTGACTGATTGCGCCATCGGCATACTTACCGCCAGCACTGGTCAATCGCTTGATGGCAACTTCGACGGCCTCAGCGCTGATCTGGCCCTTCTCTAGCGCCTTGCTGAACTCTTCCCCGGTCAGCCCATACATCTTCCGCAGCTCGTCCTGAAGTGCAACGCCGCGCTCCTGGAATTGCAGCAGTTCCTCACCTTGCAAGCGGCCCTTGGCCATCACCTGCCCGTAGGCCAAGCCCAGCTCGCCCAAGTTGGCGCCAGTCGCGCCGGCAACATCGCCAAGCCGCTTGGTGGTGTCAACCACCTTCTCAGCACTGACACCAAACGCACTCAAGCGTTTGGCTGTGTCGATGATCTCTGAGCTGGTAAACGGTGTGACGTTGGCGTACTGCTGCAGCTCGCTGACGATTCCCTTTGCTTTCTCCAGGCTTCCAGTCAGCACCTGAATACTGCGGGTTTGCGTCTCCAGTTCTGCCGTCTTGGAGAAGATGAACTTGCCTGCACCCAGCAAGGCGTAAGCGGACACAAGACCGCCTACTGCACCGGCCAGTTTGTTGAAGCCACCAGAGGCAGCCTGTGCCTGCTTGCCAGCACGCTCAGCTGCATTACCAGCACCCTTCGCGCTGTTCTCAACGCCTTGGAACGGGTCAGAGCCTTTCAACCTGGCAAGGTCGCGCTCAAACTTCTGGATCTTGTTGACGACCGCATCCAGCTGCTGCGTCTGGCTGCGGAACTGAAGGTCAACTGAAAATACTGTCGACAAGATTCCTGCGCGGCACTAACACCAGCTTACCGACGCCGCTTTGCCTTCTCTATCGCAGCCTTCTCTTGTTCGCTGCGTACCTCATAAAAGGCATTCCACAGCAGCAGCTCTTCAACAGTAATCCGCTCCTGCAGCTCTTGCAGTGTGTAGCCGAGCTTCTCGGCCACTACCATCTGGAGGATCAGGAAGTGGTCTTTTTCGAGCTGCTGCTTGAGGGCTTGGGGTCTGCTTCCTCCTCGTCAGGCATGACCTCCTGGGCCAGCATGAGCATCAGCGATTCCACTAAGTTGGCCGGCAGTTCATTCCGCAACTCGGCAACATCGCCGGGAGCGAACATCCGCTGACCATTCTCGTCCTCAGCCAGCATCACCAGCAACTGCAAGGCAAAGTCACTGGCAACATCGCTGTTGGCTAGGCGCTGAGCCTTGGTGCGCTGCGCCAGCGTGACAGGCTTGCTGTAGAACTCGAACTCTGACCCGTCAGGCAATGCTACCGCTTTGCGGGTTGCCTTCATCGACACTGCCAGCTTCAGCCGTTCAAGTGCTCGCATGTCCAGGAGTAGTGACTCGTCAACAGTGTAGACAGGCAGGGGGCACCAGCCCCCACACTCCTGCCAGCTAGGAGTCACCACCAGCCAGGTCAAGGTTAGCCAGCATAAAAAAGCCCCCGCCGAGGCAGGGGCTCCGTCCACCCAGTTCAGTCTGCTCAGGACAGGCTGAGGTTGAACAGGTGCGTCGGGGGTGCCGACAGGGTGAAATTGATCGTGGCCACGATGGCGTCGGTCGTGTTCACCGAGATGGAGAAACCGTCCAAAGACACCTCAGCCTCGATGTACGAGGAAAGAGTGTCGTCGAGGACGTTGCCAGCGCCTTCGATGGCCTTGACGTAGAACTTGACCGTGGCGCCGGCCTGGTTCTTCAGCAGGGAGTTAGCAATCAAACGGCCGCTGAGGCTGGTCTGATCAGCACTGAACAGGACGTTCATCGTTCCTGACCCGCTGGCAAAGCCAGGGATGCTGGTGCGGAAGCCGGCGTACTTATCCGCCGAACCACCAAGCTTGCAGGGCAGGGTGGTGATGTCGATGGTCTCGCGGGAGAAGTCGATCGACCACTCCTGCACCATGCACACGAGGTCGTACTCGCCATAGGCCACGTTGATGTGGCCGGTGCTGTTTTCGCGGGCGGTGGTAAGCGTGGCAGTACCGGTGAACGCCGTGGTGGGAGCCACAGCGTCGATCGCAGCGCCAGTGGCGTTACGGCCGCCGGTCAAGGTCACACCGCCAGCAGTGGTGGTGTAGCCCGTGCCGGGAGTGGTGACGGTGATGGCGGTAGCAGCCAAGGCGCCGCCAGTGGGCACCACAACGGTGGCCCGTGCGGTGTTGGCAGTGCCCTGCACCAAACGCACGTCGGTGTAGGTGCCAGGTGCGTAGCCGACGCCGGCGGTGGCGGCAGCAAGGCTGCCGATACCAGACCCGGCCATGCCGCCTAGGCCATCGAGGGTGATGGGGACACCCCCTTTGGTGGCCGACACTGAGATCGTTGTAGCGGTCTTGTCAACGACGTAATACTTCGTGCTGACCGTCAGTTTGGGGTCGATAACAGCAGCGCCGTCAGTGGTGAAGACCACCGGGTCGCCAATGTAAAAGTCGTGATCACCAGGGACGGTGATCAGCTTGCCGACAGGGAAGTCGGAAGCGTCCTTCAGACAATGCTTGACACCTGCAGGCTTGAAAGTGATGAGTCCATCGCTTCCAGTTAACGCGCTCGTGTTACATGACAGCGGCACTTGGGTACCTCAAATAAACGACAGGCGGGGGCGTCTGTCACCAGCGGGGGCTCTGGTGCCCCCAGCCTACGGAACCCTCGCGGTGAACGCACAAGACAATGACGTGACCTGGTGCGGCCTCTCATCA